AGTGATTGTGCTTTGTTATCCCGTGTGGAGCAGAGACTAAACAACAGATATCCTGAGTTCTTATTACGGATAGGAACCTTGTAAGACCAAAGAGAGAGCGAGTAAAATCGTTCTTTTTTATGCGCTATTGACTTTACATTTTGAATTATTTATAATATTTATGTAATACAAATACAGTTAAGAGCTGGGAATATCCTACTCGGATGAAATAGAGGTGAAATAACATGCCACGATCAAAATATCAATCACATGTTAAACCGTACTTTGCACTAATTAAGAGTATGCGTAGAGATGGAGCAACGGAAGAAATGATATATAGGAAATTAGATGTTGGTAAAACAGCATGGAATGACTATAAAAATAAATATGTCGAACTTTCGGACTTGTTAAAAGTTAGTAAAGAAAGTCTGATAGCCAAAATAGAAGAGTCATTATTCCAACAAGCATTAAAGGGAAATATGACTGCTATTATATTCTCATTGAAAAACCTTAAATCAAGTAAGTGGAGAGACAGACAAGAGATAACAGGTGGTTCAGAAGCAGATATTAAATTCATTGCAGCACTAGAACGATTTGGTGAAAGAGTTAAACAATGACATTAGACCAAATTATCTTATTAGAGAAACATAGAGACTTATTAAAAGATGATGCACAGGTAATATTTGCCGAAGGTGTAACTAATGCGAGTAAGTCATTCATAATGGGAATTAAGTTTATAATGAAAGTATTAGCAGCACCAAAGAATGAGCGCCAATTTGTATTAGCAGGTAAGTCATTACCAGTATTAGAAAAGATGTATATACAGAATGAGAGTTCATTTTACACTATGTTCAAACCAATATGCCAATATAAAGGAAACGGTGAAGGTGGAGCAAGAATAGAAGTTAAGACACCTACTGGAATTAAAATAATATACCTAGCAGGATATAACAATAAAGCAAGATGGAGTGATATACTCGGTCTAACAATAAATGGATTCAATGTAGAAGAGATTAACATAGCAGATGATGACTTTATATCAGAGTTATTTATCCGTGTATTCCGTAATGGAGGATTCTTATATTGCACAAGTAACGGAGGAGACCCTGACACGATTGCATATACTGATTATTTAAACAAGGGGAGACCTTTAGATAAGTGGTTACATCAAATACCTAAAGAGACAATGATAGAACTAGAGCGCAGTAAAGCACATCCAAAATATAGATACTATTTCTTTAACTTTGAAGATAACCCTACAATGACACAAGAACAGATACAAGACTTAATGGAGGGAACACCTAAAGACTCATATCAATGGATGACAAAGATTCTAGGGATAAGAGGTATTAGAGAAGGTGTTATATACGCAGAGTACATGACAAGAGAACGAAACATCATCAAAGGTGATTGGAGAGAGTTTGTTAAGAAACACGGTGGAATAGAACTAATCACAGTAGGACAAGATGTAGGTGGTACAGATAACAATGACTTCACGTTAAACGTATTCACATATGGATATAAACATCACATAGTAGTTGATTACCTAGAGTTTAATAACGCTAACCATGATAAAATATGGGATGAGTTCGTTAAGTGGTTTACGCCATACTACGAAGATTATTCAATGTATATCAAAGGTGCATTTATAGACAACGCAGCAAAGATAATGCGATTAACAATGGATGCTAGGTTAAGTGAACACTTTGGATTAAGATGTTATGGATATAAGAAATTCACAATAGTAAACAGAGTGGATGCAGGTATCACACAATTAGATCAAGGTAAACTATTATTCACAGATAAGACAGAGCCAATATATACAGCCTTTACTAAAGCGACTTACTCAAACAGCTCAAAAACAGATATAAGAGCATTTAGTAAACATGTATACAAAGATAGAGTTGATAGTGTTGAATATGGACAAGCACCATACACAGCTTATATGATGAGAAAATAAGATTACATAGTTAAGCGATAAAATGCTATTCGCCCACAGGCTGTAGACAAAGGAGGTTGAGAATGAACCTAAATGTAATAAACCCAATTCATTGGATGAATAAAGCAATAGACAAACGAATTAATAATTATGGGAAAGGAGTCGGTACGGAAATGAGATATAATCCCTTATTAGTAACAATGGAAAAGAACTATACAGATAGACATATGACAAGAAGAATATTAGAAAACAGCGTATGGTATTCTGGAATAGAGCAAGATTTAAGATACTTCTATCGTAAAGAAGCACCAAAGTTCTTTAGAAATGGACAACCTAGTGAGTCATTAAACTACTTCTGGGCTGACAGTAATGATGATAACCGTAAGATACATTCAGGTTTCCCACAATTAATTAGTGAGAAGATGGTTGATTTAATCACAGGTAACGGATACAAATTCATAGTAGAAGGTAAAGATGAAGAAGAACATCAAGAAGTATTAGATGCTATGCTAGATGATAACTCTATGAATATCATAATGAACAAAGGTATTGAAACAGAATCATGGAATGGTGGAGTGCCGTTAAAGTTAACATGGAATCCAATCATTACAGAATATCCAATTATAGAAGTATGGGAACCAGAGAACTATACTAATAAAATAGTTAGTGGTAGGGTAGTAGAAGATATATTCTATAAATATTATGAACAAGGTAAAATCAAGTATAGATTAAGTGAGATGTATGGAGTAGATAAAGAAGGTGCATACATTGATTACAGATTAGATATGCTTATATTTGATACATTAGGACAAGCACAATTAGAACCTAAATGGCAACTAGCAAAGTTAAGTGATTTAGAACAAACTAAAGATTTAAAACGTATCTTATTTAAAGGATACAACAAGAAGTTATCATTGTATAAACCTAACAAATTACCTAATAGTGAGTTTAGACATAGTATGGTAGGTGAGAGTGATTATGCAGGGTCATATGGAGCATTTGATGCTGTTGATGAAATAGGTTCAACAGAAATCGAAGAATTAAGAGGGGCAAAACTATATAGATACTTCCCAGAAGAATACATGATAGTCCAAGTGATAATGTAGAGAAACAAAAGATACAATATTCACAAGGTGAGTTAAGAGTAGAAAAATATATAGAAGCATTTAAATCTTGGGCAATGATTATATTAAACAATGCAGGATTATCACCATTAACAGTAGGTATGACAGGATTAGAGGGTATTGATGCAAGTGCTGAATCACAGCAAGAACGTGAGAAAGTATCTATTAGAACGAGAAATAAGAAGATTGAATTATGGACTGAAACTCTTGATGAATTTATGCAAACAGCATTAGAATTTTATATTATAGTTAAAGACTTACAACCAAATAAGAGTATGCAATTTAGTGCAGGTACAATTCCAGAGTTTACGATCAATACGATATTTGAAGATTACATTATCAAATCATCAGCAGATAGAACAAGAGAAGCATCAGAAGGTATAACAGGATTAACATGGGATATAGCAACATCAGTTAACTATGTTCATAAAGATAAAACAGAGCGTGAGAAATTAGCTATGATTGCAAATATTAAACTAGAGAATGATATAACATCATTTACACCATCAGAAGCATCAGCGTTACAGTCTATCGAATTAGATAAACAAGAGTTGTTGAAAGAAGAAGGCGTAGAGATAATTGAACTAGCACCAGAGATAGAAGAAGAACCTGAAGTTGAAATAGAAGAAGTTGAGGAATAATGGCTAAAAGGTTAGAAGATAAAGGGCGTAAATTTAAGCGTATAAGACAGTCGGCTAAAGAGAAGTTACAATTAGCTAATGCAGGATTACAACACGTTCTATCAAGTAATGTGAGTGCAATAGCGCAAGATAATAATAACTTAGTAGTCAGGTTTCACGGTGGGGCTACATATGAATATAAAGGTGCAGGTGATTTATTTAAAGCAATGTTAGCATCTAACAGTAAAGGTTCATTTGTTTGGAAGAAGTTAATAAGACCTAAAGTATCATTTAAACGAATAGGTGCATTAAGATTAAAAGCAGATAAAGAGTTTACAGATAGAGATTTAATGGAAACTAGAACTAGAAAGAAAACAAGTATATTAGCAAC